CTTTGTGGCCCGTATGCTCTCGACGCAATACAAGGGCTTCGGGACAGACCAAGGTTTCAAGCGGGCTAAGAACTACTTTAACCGCATCGGCACACGAGTGTCGGCTAATGCCTTAAACGCTTCTGGCGCTCCAATTGAAAACGCCTCCGATATCGACGCGGCCTATAGGCCCATCTATCAGCGCAATAATGGCCGGCTTTGGAAGCACGGTGTAAACGTCAGCGGCATAAAATACTACGACAAGCGCGTTGTGCAGCGCAAAGGCGACCTAACGACCTACATCGAGAAACGCCAAGAGACTGTCGGCGCCATTAAGTCGGGCTGGTACAAGGCTTTGCTATCCCTGCCCCGCCCGGTCATTAACGGCGTTGAGAAGAACGCGGGGGCAGCCCTTCGTGGCGCTGGCTGGATTACTACTCACACTACGGTTTTAGGCGTAAGCCAAACCTCGTTTACTGACAAGACTGCCAACGTGACAGTCAGAAATCTTAATGGGAACGCCAACGGCATCGCCGACCAAGCGGGCGTCCTCGGACTGGTCTACGGCAACCGCGTCAAGCAGATGCCCGCTAAAATCCAAACCCTAGTCCAAAAGGACATCGCCAAGTTTAACCGCAAATAACCCATGCCCGCCTCCATCCGTCACATCGTCGAGTCTACGCTCGCGACCTACCTCTCGACCCAGACTGGGCTAACCACGGTGTCCTTCCTCACGGGAGACAACGCCGCGACCCAGACCCTGCCCAAGGCCGTCGTCCTTTGCGACTCTGCCCGACCCCCTGCCAGCCTCCCCGAAGGCGAGGGGAACTACGATTGCTCGGTCCGCATCACCCTCTTCTCTAACGCCGACGACACGACCCTAGCCGATCACCGCACCCGGTGTGCCGCCCTGGTCGGGAATATGCGTGACCTAGTCAGCATTAAGGCCGCCTTCGTCTCTGGCGGAGACGCTACTTGCTACGACGTTAGCATCGTTTCCGAGGACGAGGGGATTGACGAACGCAGCTGGGCGACCTCCTTTGCCTTCTCGGTCATCACGGTCCTAGCCCCGTAAGGTTTCCACTAACTGCAAAAGTAATCATGGCTGCCGTATCAAATGGAACTACTTGCCTCTTCGGTGTCGCTGGGACAGTAGCCAATCTTTTCGTGCAATCTTACACGGTGAACTCTACGTTTAACCTGTCCGGCACCGTGGTTGACGAGACTGGCCTAACTAAGACGACGCGCTACGACGACCGCAAGACCGAGATCACCGTGGACGGCATCTGCAAGACCGACACCCCTCCTGTTATTGGCGCATACTTTGCTTTCACGCTTCAAGCCAAAACGGCCTATCCAAGTGGAGGCACGGCTTCGGTGTCCTATGTCGGCACTATTACGGCTATTTCTGAGAAGGGCTCAAACAAGGACTTCACGTCTGTCTCTATCACGGCTACGGATTACGAAGGTGTTGCGCCTACTCCACCTACCTAATTGACCCAGCCCCCAGTAGGGGCATAGTCACGGCGTGGACCCTCGCTTCCTAAACGCCTACATCGACCCGGCTCCCTTGCGGATACTGGGTCGTTCTATGTACCCTTGGTGCCTTAAGTACCGCGTGCGACTGATGGCCTTTAACTCCCCTCTGATCACGGGCGACCGCGGCATCACTCCAGCCGACCTTATCTTTGCCTGTCAGGTGTGCGCCGAAGAACCTCTCGGCGAGATTGGATGGGTAGACAAGTTACGCATCCTAAGCCTCAACCGCAACCCGGCTAAGTTTGAGGCTCTGCTAAACGCCTTTGCCGGCTACATCCTAATCCACGACTGGCCTAAGTTCTGGGAGCAGGAAGGCAAAAAGAGCGGGGGCGACAACGGTTTGCCGTGGCCCCTGGCTATCGTCGCCAACCTAATCGCGTCGGGCATCCCAGAGCAGCGGGCTTGGGAGATGCCGGAGTGTCAGGCCATCTGGATGAATACCGCCCTAGCCTTACGCAAGGGGGCTGAGGTCAAGATAATGACCCCCGGCGAAGAGGCCTTCATGGCGTCAGAACTAGCGGCGGCTGCTTCCACTTTGGCAAAGGAGAAGACCGACTAACATGGCCCAATCCCTCGAAGTAAATATCAAGACGACCTCGGACGTTCCCCAGGCTATGGACAAGGCCAAGGCGGCTACGTCTGGTTTCCAAAGTCAGTTAGACGCCATCGGTAAGAAGTTTAACACAGCATTTAAAGACATTGCCTTAGGGTTTATCGCCCCTGTTATTATCCTACAATCGGTTATGTCTCTTATTTCTAATGCGCTTGCTCAAGCAAAAGCCGACGCTCAAGCCGGTCTTGATTTAATGGCAAAGGGCAACACGATTTACGCAAGCGAAGAAGAAAAGAGACTAGCTAATTTTATTAAGGCTAAGATGGCTCGAGAAAAAGAAATGAAAGAAGTAGCAGGAGGTAAGCGAGAAATGACGGCTGAGTTTTTAAAGACTCCCGAAGGCGAAGCCTTACTTGCTCAAAGAAAGGCAGCAGAAGACAAGCTCTATGGAGGAAGTGGCGGACGTCGTACGCGTATGTCAGGTATAGGTGCATTGGCCTATAACGACCCTAGCAGTCCAGGTCTTCAAGCCGCAGCCTTAAAAGCATTTCTAAACTCTGAAGAGGGAAAAGTTTATAAACCATTATTCGAAGAGAAAGCCATAGGACCCACCGGTCCTACCTCATTTAAGAGCCCCGAAGGTTTTAACAACGTTGTCGGCGTCGGCGCTAACCCTGTCATCGAGGCTATGGGCCTTCAACTTGAAGAGGCACGCAAGCAGACTCAACTCCTTGAGGAAATCCGAAACGCCAACGGCGGCGGTGTCCCTGTAGACTTCACCAAACCTCAACCACTCAACGCCGCTTCACGAAGCGGATCTATCTAATTTATGGCTATCGTACAAAATGGCAACACTCTTGAAATCCCGGTCATCCAGCCGGGCTGGACAGTCGTCTCTGACGGCTTTGGCCTGAACACCTCGGTCACCGTCTACAAGTGCGACCACACGGTAGACCTTCAGCCATTTCTTGTCAAAGGTACGGCCCACCCAGACACTGCCTATGCCTACCTAAAAATCGACAAGTGGCGTATCAGCTGGGACTCCCTTGGAATTGCCACAGTCACGGTAGACTATTGCGGTATCGAGCCTGGAGTAGGTGAGGCGGCCGCAACAATTACCAAGGCAAACATTTCCTCTGCAAATGGTCTAACGAGCGAGCCAATCACTTCCCACCCAAGTTTCTTTGTTGCTGCGGCTGGATATGCCGGTGCCATCGCTGGTCCTGGACCTTATGCTCAGTCAGGTACTGGTCCAATAGTTCAGTCAAAGTCTCCACCATTTACTCCACAAAGGTCTTTCATGGGTTCTTCAGGGGCTTGCTTTGAGTCCAGCAACGGCGGCCGCTTCATCGGCTTTGTTGACCCGTCTTTCCCAAGCCTTTACGGCAAGACCAACTACCTTGCCACGACCACCTCCTACTCTGGCATCATTTACACCTCAAACCTTACACACGTTCAAGCGCTGACTGCCCTTCTTAACTCAGCAACCTCAACCCGCAACTGGGGAACGACATTTAAATTGCTACCAGACTGGGCACCACAAGGTACGGTCGTTGGTGTTGGCCACAAAAACCTTCTGTCTCAAGTGAACGTCGAGGAGTTTGGTGCCCTCTACAAAATCAACTACGAGATCCGTTACGCTAAGAATGGTTGGGATGCTTTTGTTTATACCAACATTGCCGCAACTTAATGAGCCTTCAACCAGGAGTCGGTTATTCGTTCAAACAGTCGAGCCACGGCACAGTTCTAGACATCGACCCGGTATGGTTACCCATGGTGACGACTATTCCCGACAAAACCCCAGACGGGGACGGGGATGTTATCGTCGATACCGACAATAAGTTCCTGTTCTCAAAGATGCGGGTCATCTGTCGCACGGCTAATACAAGTGATGACCCAGTAAGTTCTTGCCTGCGCGAGTATAACCTAATCAATATGGCGGTCTATCCGACTGGCTCAAAGACGGCAGCAACCGAGCCTAATACAGACCTCATTGACGATGGGGCGACGTTCACTCTTGTCCCTCCCGTAGCCCCGGCCACGACCAAGCAGTATGTCTTTAGCGTCATCCTTAACCACTACAACATCGCAAGCGGTACGCTCTCGGC